CTTGAGAGATTGCGGAGGCGGCTTTGCTCCTGTCCAGCCGCAAGCTCGGATGTTTGCGCCAACGCTATCAACCTATCATTCTCGTCACGGCCTATTTCTGCTAATGTGTCAGTTCTAGCTTCTGAGCCGACGGGCAAGCCTTGGTTGGCTAGTGCAACCTCTTGCCGTCTTCGGCGTTTATCAATAAAAGGCTCAAGTCGCGATAGTCCGCGCTCGAACGTTACATCGCCAATCCTTTTGGACTCACTCGCAAATCTATCATCCCCACCTTCAAGGGATGTTAGGAATGTACTAGCTAAAGCCTCCCGTTCCGCTCGCTGCTGCTGCTGGAATGGGGTCTCTATGATATTTAGAACCTCACGCCCATCCTCGTCCTTTGTGAAAGTTCGACTTCCTTCTGGTGATTCAATATTGAATCGCGTTAGAAGCTCTTGCTGCCTTGCTATCTCAGCTGGATCGGATACAAAAGGCGCTTTCTTGCCTCCCCCTAGTAACTTGTCAAAAAATCCCATAATCTACACCGCGTTAATGTTAAAGTTATAGTACGTACTGTACCATGCAAGCTGCTGTCCAAGTAGGGAGGATTTCAGTCTTATACTAACATAAGTCCCCTGCCCAGACGATAAATAATTTTGTGTTCTAGTGATAGCCTCTGGACTCCATTGCGCTACATCCCATAGTGTTGTATCCCATGGCACACCAACACTTACGGAAGATATCTGCTGCGCTAAGATACTTCTCCCAAAGTCATAACCCATATCAACGTCCACACTAACGTTACCGTCCGCTTGATGCACTGGGTCGATCGTGTTTATAGTCTTTGTGGATTGCACACCTAACGTTGAGTAAGCTTGTTGCGCGTCCACCTTAATGTCGTTCACGCCATCCTTTAAGCCGCTATCTGCTTTATTGATAACTGTATCGCCCCCAAAATAAAGGACTTTATCATGAACAGCCCAGCACCGTGCGTTTATACCTGTAAACCGAGCCGCTGCGCCCGTTAGTGTGTTAACTATGTATTGATGGTATGAACTGTTTGTAGCCAACGGGACGTTGATAATCAATAAGCCGCCACGTTGATAATCTACAACCTGCCACCCGAATAGATTGCCGTATGTCAACGCTGCACTTGATACAGCGCCAGATAATTTACTACTTGAGGTAACTAAACCACCTTTGCGGAATACCTCGCTAAATAAGACGAAATCTCCATTGTTTACAATAGCTATATCCGAAGCAACTTTAACGATTGCGCGCTTATCTATAGGTTGCCCAATCTCAAACACACCCACCAAAGCCCACGCGGACGTGTCACCAGGATCGCTACCTTGATACACTAATACATCCCCCGTACTCATAAAGAAGCACGCCAGATCGTCCACACCATCCCCGCCGTCAACATTCCATGTGACTATCTTCACTAAATCACCACCGCGAGTTCCAACCCTAGATAATGGGAACTTAGTGAAAGCGCCTTCGATTGCGTTTAAACCGCCATACCAGTAGTCTTGTGTTCTATCGTCCCAGTAAAATACGAAGTTCTTGAACACCGTAACACCATTAAGATTCGCGGGTGTTAAGCCTGTCCCTGTTATCGTTAACGCGGATAATGTAGAGCCATCAAACTTTTGCGGTGTATCTGCCCCATTCACCATTAACATGTTAGCGTTGAAGTTTGCACCCTCCCACCTTGCATTCGAGAAGCCCGTCCCGATGCTTGTTAACGCACCCGCCGTGCCTTTGTATATAACACTCCCGCTTGCAGATAAAAGCTCTTTTGTTGCGATTGCCTCGTATGACAATAACGTTTCTATATTTCCAGAAGCGCCAGTTCCTGAAATGCTATAACCCCAACGGGACACAACCTTGCCAACCGATGGGATGAAGTTATCTAGTATAACCGCGTCCTCTTGTGGCATCATACTCTCAGCGTCGCGTGTATTCCATCCACCATGTGGCGCTGGCGTTGTAACTGGAATTGAAGTTCCGAGGCGTTCTGATTGTAATGTTATCTCTCTGGACATTAAGGCGCTACCACATTTTCAGGATACGCGACATCCACACCATGCAGTCTATTGCTGCGTGGCACGATCCGTCTACGACCTCCATCGTTACCCTTTAGCTGAAGGGCTATTTCATTATATTGATTTAAATCCTCCTGGTATGGCATACCATTCACTTTGCGGAAGCGCCATTTTGTCCCAAGCTCTACCAAGTATGCATCTATTCTAGGCACATCCGCGTCAGCTTCCCAGTCCTTTTGCGCAGCAGCAGCGCTCGACTCGATAGGTGTGTTTTGGATGTACTCATATATCAACGACTCAACACTTGAAGGTATTGGATATACCAAGAATTGACCACCACGGATTCTATATCTATCAGTTAACGAACTCCCGCTGGCGGTTCTATTTTGAAGGTCTTGCCACTCGCTCGGACTCATTACACCAACCATCTCGCGGCGGCGTGATACATTCCAAGCTGTTGTGTCTGTGATTCTCTCGTAGTCAGAGGGAAGGCTGTAACCTTGCGTGCTAGCCGCTGTGGTTATTGTGGCCTCCCCCTGTAATTCCTCCCAATCAATCCGCTTTAACAAATCTTGCGTTGTCTCACGTATGGCCTCAAGAAGCCTAGTAGCCTCTAGCCCCACGTTCCCGATAATAGTAGCAGGAACAGCGACCTTACTTGTACGCGCAACACTCTGGCAGATTGTTAAAAGGGTCATGGCTTACTCTTCTGTTGTTGGTTTCTTCTTAGCCTCAAACGCTGCAATCTTTCTTTGCAACTCCGCGATCTCGCTATCTTTATTAGCAGCTTCTTTTTCTTTTGCGGCTATATCTTTATTCTTACTCGCTAACGAATCAATTAACTGGCTCGTCTCGTCTAGTTTACCACCAGCTTTCTTGGCAGCAATGTATAAATCGTATGCCCTTGCAAAACGCTCTACCTCACCTGGCTTGACCTTCCGTTTAATGTGATCCTTTTTCCCAATGATATCGATTGATATGTACAAGCGGTCTTCACGGATTATCTCTTTCTTCTTATCTACTATTGCTTCGTAAGTTCTTGGATTATCGTAGAACGCCACAGATAAAGCGCCATAAGACACCTCAGCTTCTGAAGTTACGGCTCTCACAAGTGTTTGTTTTTTAGTCATTGTGTATTCCTTTCAGAGTTATAAGTGGGGAGCAATACGCCCCCCACCCAGTATTATAGACCGTCCGTAACGAATGGACGTTGCAGCTCAACTTCAGCCAACCCAGTCGTTGGGGTGTCAATCGCTGACGCGCCTTTCATGCCAGTGATATAATCACCAGCTACAACCGCATCATCAACAGAACCAGCTGTAGACGTTAGGTAGCAATTTGCATTATCAGCAAACGCTGCTTTAACCGTTGCAACACCTTTGCCACTAATTTGATACCAACCATAAGAACTGGCAACATTGATAGACATTGAGGTCGCAACAGGCCCGATAGCGTTTGCCACCGTAAGGGCTGTGGTGTTATCGTCTTGGTTAAAAGTAACAACACTACCAAGCACGGTGGAGGCCACACCTGACAAATAGATAAACTCACCAACACCATAAGCGGTAGAGGCTCTATCTTCAGCAGATACGATCGTCCCAAGAGGAACGTTCTTTGTAGTTGAGGTTTCGTCAATTGCTTGCGCTACCACATGGTTAGAAATAATTTTATAATCAGACATTTTATCTTTCCTTTATTAATTTAGTTGTCCCCTCCCGAAGGAGGGGGGTTAACTATGCAATCATTACACCGTGAACTTTCGCATTGGTAATTGTTAAGTTACCCATACTTGTCATCGGAACAACTGTCACACCTTGGTTATGTGGACGTGTTGCAGATCCTACACTCATCATATTGTCACCGATATATTTGTATGACAAGAATCTTGTGTTAAGGAAATACATTTTAGCGTCAGCACATTTAGTATCATAAACTACATCAGCAGCTTTATATTTCAATGCGTCAAAGCCAAGCTTCGCAAGTTTACCATCGTTGAAACGTTGGTTAGCTTGTAGAGAATCCTCATAGTAACCGAAATATGTATCACCAGCTGTAATTAGATCGATCAATTGACCGCCCTGAGTTTGGCAACGTCTATAAAGGACATTCATAGAAGATTGAATAGTTACTGCAGAAGCAGTAATAGACTCAACTGAGAAATCATAAAGTTGGTTTCTCCAAAATTCATTACCAGAAGTCGCGCGGTTGATTCCACCAACTGTACCAGTTGTAGGATCATCAGCAACTAGCAACTCAAGTCCACCAAGGTCTTTACCACCAGAGCCAGTTCCATCGCCATACGATTGATCACCAAAATAGTTATCGAATGAAGTCTTTAGCACTTCCATCTTGGCTTTCATTAGTGGGATGATTTGCTCTTTCGCGTTATTCTGAGCAGACTCAAGGTCTGTCATGGTGATTGTACCAGTGATAATCTTTTGATCAAAATCGGCCGACGTAATCACATCTTGCGGAGTTGTATCATAAGTATCGTATTGGCCTTGCGACTGAATAGTGCCATTCTCAGCATAAGACAGAGTCTCACGGAAAGTAGTACCGCCGCCTTGCTTAAGAATACGACCACGTTCGCGTAGCTTGTTAAAGATAATGTTATTTTCCGCAATGTTATCAACGACCTTAGCCAATTGATTCTCCATTGTGGTGGAAAGTAATTGTGAGATATTAGGGTTAGTCATTTTTTTAATCCTTTTAATTTAAAAAAACACTAACAGATAATTATCAACTCCAACCCGCATTTGCTACCAATTGCTCGAACTGTGCATCCTCATCAACAACCTGTGAATCAACGGACGAAGTTGGTCTACTTTGCCTATTAAGCTTTTTAGCCTTCTCCACTTCCGCTTTACGTTTTGCATCACTCCCACTTAACGCAGACTTTCTCTCGCGCTCAATGGTCTTTTCATACAAAGCGTCATCCATACGAACAGCTTTCGTATATAACTGGTCGATTGTTAATTTCGGGTTAACGTCAGATAAATCCATCATATCAGCTTTTACCGCTTCAAAATGAGGATGTAACTTCTCGCCCGCATCGTCTGTCGCATTAATGAAATCATTGACAATCTTGGATTGCGCCTCTTTCTTACTGGTAGTAGTGTGGTTTGTTAGTTGATTAACTTTTTCCGTTAATGCATCTATTGTTTGTTTAGTTTTTAACTCTGTATCGGTTAAGAACTCATCTTCACTACTATCCGTAGGGGTTGGGTTCGCACCTAGATCTTCAGGCTTTAGGCCCGCATAATCCATCATCCGCTTTACAGCATCTTTGGGATTAGATTCGAGTAAATTATCAAATGCGATGTAATTACTAATCAGCGTTTGCTTCTTAGCGGGATCGACATTTAGCCCATTACTCTCGAAGGCTTTGTTTATACTTTCTGCGAATTTCTTTTCCACAGCGAAGTCCTGGTTCTTCTTTGTAAAAGAACCTTGCATCTTCTTAAATACCTCAGTGTGTTGCTTTTTTGCCTCTTCATCAAAACCAGATAAAGCCTCTTGCAACTCTTTGGGCATGTTATTGGGTAAAGAAAACTCACCATCTTCATCAATGGATTCCTCCGAAGCCTCCTCTTCATCCTCAGGTGTGGCCTCGTTAACCACTTCCTCATCAGATTCTTCCTCAACTTCTTCAGCTGGCGTAACTTCCAACGAATCAAACAATCCGTTGATAGCCTCGTCAATACTATGGTCTTCATTAGTGGGGTTGGATTCTTCAATCACAACTTCATTTTCTTCAGACATTTTAATCCTTTATGATAAAGTATATTTTCAGTATAACCGATAGTTCTATTGTTATACAAGTGTTTTCTTATTGTCCTTCTTCTTGTTCGCGTTCTCATTGCCAACTTCTATTACATCCTCAATCTTCTTGTGCTCGTTCCATGCGTGCTGTGTGGTATAAGCCTTCTCATCAATAGGGCTAATGATAGCACCATCCTCTTGGATTGTCTGCGAGACTGTTCTCTGTTGCCTACGGATGCGCTCTCTCTCATATGCTTCGTATGCCTCGCTTTCAATAATAGATTGACGGGCTTGTACCATATGTTGAAAACTTTGGAATAATGCTTTTGTAGGCTCTTTCTTTTCCTTTCTGCACTTGATTAGAAAGAGATTATACTCCTCTTCTGGTGTCATTCTCATCATAAGATTGTCTCTGGGTTTTGCTTAACAAGGCTACGCGCCTGCTCAATAGTGAAATTCGCCTCGCGATCATTCTCCTTCTCTGCGGAGTCCATTTGCACTTTGGCTGCGTCTAATTTCAATTTACCAGCATCATTTGCCGCCTTCTCTCTTGCGGAGAACTCATCTATATTAAGCTTTCTTGAGCGCAGTTGCGCATCAACCATAGCCTCACTTGGTTGCTCTGGGGCTTGTTCTTCCTCAGCGGGCTTAGTGCCAATCATATCGAACGACTCTTCTAACTCACGGCCAACTTTAAACGGCCTACTCACGAACCCAATAACGGACTTCAATGTCTCAAGTGGAAGAATACCAGCATCAACCATAGGAATATAAGCGCCAACCAATTGTGTTATTGTATTTACGAACTCCAAACGCTCCGCTTTCATCTTATCCGCATCGCCTTTCACGGTTGTTTCGGTTTCGATATCAATTGAGTACCCGCGCAGCTTATCACTTTGGAGGACTTGCTCGACTTGCTCCAGCATCCCGTCCGTTACCGCCATATCGCTTTTGATAATTTTATCTTGCTCTTCCTGTAGGATCTCAACAAACTTAGCTAATTCCTCTGGAGCTAAACTGCGCTTTGTTACCTCTTCAGCAATACGATCTTCCATGTCCGCTTGCTTAAGGATTTGCATATTTGAGATTTGCGCTAACTCTTCTCCGCTCCAATTCTCAGCAATCAATTCACTAGTGATACGGACGATACCGAGTATAAACTCACTCATTGCCTGTTGTTGTGGTTGTATGCGGCTTAATGCGAAGTTGCCTTTTAATTTCTGCGCCGTTGCTGTCTCGCTTGCTTTTGATGTGCCACGGACAATATCAGATAATCCCGTGATCTCTCGTATCTCCTCCACAAGCTCGAGCTTGTGCGTTCTTAATACTTGCAACACATTCGCCAGCGAAACAATATCCTTTGTATAAATAAGGTTCGCAATATTAACACCAGGATCAAAATTCACGGCATCATAAACACCATCTCCGTTATTTAACAAACCATCCGCATCCTTTGCAGCCATAACTTGGTTGTATAACCCCCCCGCTTTTATCTGCGCAGTGACGTTAGTTATCCGATCAACAACCATGTTCAGCTCTTGTGCTTGTGACTTGTACATACGGTACGGAGGCACTGGAAGTATGGAATTGTTAACACGCCCCATATTAATTGGAGGTGGGGATGGGAAGAAGCCTTGTAAATTATAAACATCATCGTCCTCACTTAACAAACCTAATGTATAACCCTCAGACCAGAAAATCACCTTTCCGCTCGATTTATCCCAGATTTCCCATATCTCGGCACGCTTAAACGTCTCATGCTCATCATCTTCTTTAGTATCGGGGTTCTCTAAAATAGTGGAGGTTAAGGATATTTCGCCGCCAATCTTAGGCCCGAACTGCTCAATACACTCCTCCCTAGTCCACTTATGCTTGTATGATCTCCACCGCACTAACACTTCTAATTTACCTGGTGAAGACAAATAGTCATCATATGGGATGAAGTCATACTTAATGGCCTTGTCTGCAACGTCTTCCTCTCCATCCTCATTGGCGATGATGTCAGCCTCATAACGGACTTTTACAACGCCCATGCCAGTGATAAGAGCATCATCACGCGATTGCTCGAATGTGTTGCTTGCGTCGCTAGTCTCAAGAAAATAATTAGTCGCACGCTCCAGAAGGATCGACGATAACCTTGCTACTGGGTTTTTAGCCGCATAACGTCTGCGCACATCAGCTAACGGAAGATTCGAGTAGATCAATGGGCGAAGTGTTTGTACGTTTGCCCAGAAGATGGGATAACGTTCATCTGCAAAGTTCGCGCCTTTCGTCTCATTCTCATATATATCGTAGTATCCACCAGCCTCTTTATCGAAATTCTTGCGGAATGCTATAGCGTTTGTAATCTCACACTGCCATAATTTGAACTTACCGCGTCCAGTTCCATCCAATATATCGCCTGTTGTTTCGATTTCACCACTCATTATTCAAACCCCTTTTGCTTATCCTTTGCGCGCATTTCTTTAATTATATCAGATACATATATATTAGCATCCCATTCGGTCTTAGGCAACGCACGCTCTCTTGTCCACGGCCTTGCCATAAGTAAATATCTCAGCGTATCAACCGCATGATCTTCACTCGTTGTATCTAAATCTTCTGGCTTAGTTTTATCGTGCTGCATTGATGGTAGTGTGCGCAATAAAGCTTCAGCCGTACTAAAAATATACAACATTGGTGCGTCATTGTCACCATCTAAACGCTGTCGCACTTGCTGCCACCCTGAAAGGCGTTTATTATCAGCCCTACGGAAGAAGCAACCATCATTCATCATCTGCTCGCCAATAGATAAACCGCCGCTGTTAATCCATATTGCTGGGTCTGCAACCATGTCATCCACCTTTTCGCGCTTCTCTCGTTCAATTATCCCTTTTGCTATATCAGAGTTCTCTAATCTTAGCCCAACGTTTGGCTTGGAAGCCCCGTACCACTCTCGATAAATTATAATAGCGCCTTTGGGATATGAGATAAACTCACCATTCACTTCAATCGGCTGTCCATCCGAGATTGCGCCCCACAACGAACAAAAAGGAGCTGCATAACCCCAATCAAATGCCCGTATTTTATACCACTCATCTGGTATTCTGAATGGCGCTATAACATGCGTCTGCCTATCGAACCTGTCGAAGAACGCGCCCTCTACAGCATCCCAATCGCCGTTAAGCCACGCTTGCACTAAAGCTTTAGACCCTATCATATGTAGATTACCGATATAATTAGGGTCGTTAGCGGTTAGAATCCTGTTGTCCGTTACTTTAGCTGGAATGAATACACGCGACCGCTTGTGGCCACCCGCGAACTCCTCCGTTATAACCTTCATCCCTTCAGGGTGCAGGTCTACGAACCTTTCTTTTAACCAACCTTGCCCTGCGCCTCCAGGGTTTCCAGTTAGATGCATCTGTGTGGGTATCCCCCTAGCTGAACGCAGAACTCCATGCATCTTATAGATAGGGGATGGGTCGCCGTAGTTCCCAGCCTCCTCAATATTTACATCTGATAGATTTTGCCCTTGGTACTTCTCCGCGTCTTGATCACGCTCAAGTGGACGGAATCTCATTGTTCCACCGCCCTCAAACTGCCACGTTTTCTTGTAACCTATCCATTGCGCATTGAGTGCGCCGTATATTTGCTGGCTACGTGAGATAGCATCGTCCAACATAGGTATCTCTTTACGGAAGAATATGCAGTTGAATGCATCTTCATACCTTGCGGCCTTTAGTCCCATTTTACCCAGGACTCCATCCGTCTTGCCACCACCACGAGCACCGCCGTAGAATATTTCATACACAGGGCAATCAATCAATGCCTTTTGTCTACCTGCTTGTGGTCGCCATATGATTTGTGTTTTCACGCAATGTTACACTTATTTAGGTATTTTGGGTGTTCTCCCCGTGCGGGATTGGCATTTTTACCATGGTTTAATTTACTTTTGATACAACTCTACGTCCCAACTGTAACGCTTCACGTTTACGGGCTTTCCGCTCTTGGTATTCATTGTGCGCCTCTTCGGTTGTTATTCGGTACGCTATAATATGGGGATACGTAGCGCCACGACCTGCAACACCCCAATGGAATACATTAGCCTTCTCTATTGGTGTATGGTGGTTGCTTAACTTAAGCTCCACGAACTCCTCGCCATCTACAGGGCAGATCATACCTTTAAAATCTAACCAGTTACTTTCCATATTCTTCTTCCCATTGATCGCCTGTTAGTGGGTCTGCGCTTATTACGCCTTTTACCGTTATAACAGTTGCGCTCTCGTTCTTATCTCTCCATCCAAAGCGGTTCTTCATGTTCATGTAAAACAACGTGGGGCTAAACTCTTTATCTCTTAGGGCTATCCGTCCTTGTTTGTACCACCATGCTGTAGATAACTGCT